AATCAATTAGACGATTACTATGACGCAGAGGATAAAGAAATTTTTTCCCCGCAAATTTTTACGTCGTACTGGAATCTTATGCATTTTGGGGTGCCGATAATTACTGAGTTTGTGAGTGGCGTGGCTGTAAAGATACAGGATTTATCTTTAGCGGTATTTAGTAGCTTATCAACGAAACCCATAGTATATATGTTTAGTTTAGCTGCTTCCATTATATTGTCCATGTTTGTTAAACAGTTGTTTCTGGAAAACGTGGAGGTGTTACCACAAGAAATAGAGGATCAATGGGAATTGGCTTGGGCAAAATTATTAGCTGCTAGTTACCAAAGCCAGTCCTCTCTTGATAAGTTTAGTGATCTAACACAACATTCGCGAGTGCTTAGAAACAGAGTTTCGGGAGAGGTTACTCACGCTATAGTTAGCGGTAGGAGACTACTTATACCATCTCATTTGCAGTGGGATGGTGTATCTGTTGACGTTTATCAAACGTGGGCGCACAAGACCAACAACCATATAGAGTTAGAATTAAGAACTATAAGGTTGGTAGAGAGGTTTTATAGCGTTGATTTGGCAGTTTATGAATTTGATGGCTTTGTACCAATGTATAAAAAGTGTAACTCGCTATTTATTGATGCGCCGGATACTCATAACCCAGTGTGTTATATAGTAGCAACTAATAAAGTATGCCCCGTTATAAAGGGTATACATATAGCTCCTAACGAATCGAGTGTCAAATATGCTGATTTGGTACATACCTACGCTCACAAAGAGGGATCAGGATTTACTACCCCTCTTACAAACAGCGGATTGTGTGGATCATTTTTAGTCGACAGCAGAGGGAGCATCATAGGAGTTCATGTCGCCGGGTGTGAAGACAAAGGATTTATGGTGAGACCAGAAGGTTACGTCAAGAAAGAGATTAGACGACTTATGCTGGACACGCCTGAGAGTAAATTTGATTTATCTAATAAAGTTATACCAGGCTTTTCTGGTGTTAGGTTGCATTATGATAGCGGAGAAATCGTTAAAAAATATCCCGTGGCGAAAACAAACTATGTACCTACGCAATTAAACTTAGATTATAACGAAACTACTAGGCGCATAGTGCAGGAGTTGGGTATAGCTCCTAAAGGACCGCCCATAATAGAACATCCCATAAAAACGTTGGAGGAGCAGGGTAAGAAGACCTTTTTACAACAAGGTACAATAACTTTGGAAGAGAGGAAGTTTTTATTTGACTTTTACGATCGTTTAGTTGTGGAGTATTCTCCTGTTAATACTGATGAAGAAGTAGCTTTCGGTAACGAAGTTTTGGGCCCACTAAACTCGAAATCAAGCAATGGGTATGAAGTTGATGACAAGAGTGAGTTCTTTGATTTTCAGACTAGGTGTATATTGCCTAAAGGTAAGGAATATTTGCAAAGATATAAGGAGAATTTCTTGGACGACAATTTTGACATACGCAATGTGTTATGTGTCGAAACTTTTAAAGATGAGATTAGATTGGAGGAAAAAAGAGAAACACCACGTACCTTTAGAGTAATGCCTTTAGGTCATATTTTTTATTGTAAGAAATTTATGGGCAATTTAATAAAACATTTTAAAGATAATAGGTTGTCAACAGGTATAGGTGTAGGTATTAATCCATATACTGATTTTGATATCATAGCCAGGAAGTTATTAGATTGTACCGTAATGGGTGATCTAGACTTCAAGAAGTGGGATGGTTCTGTACCAATTGATATATTGCAAATTATTAAAGACGTTTTGTTAGTTAAGTACAGAGGCGATGAAAGGGTTTTTCTAGACAGGTTGTTGGAAACGGTTATTAGGAGTTACGTATTAATATATGATGGTTTGTACGCAACTACCCACGGAGTTCCCTCAGGTACATGGCTTACTTTACTCGTTAATTCCTTAGTAAATGGAGGGTTAAGGGCTTTAACAATATGTAGAGAGGGAGGTACTATAGAGGATGCCATGTCGGTAGTAGACTACAATGTAGGTGACGACAAGATTTTTGGTGCGTATGGTAAGCAAGCACGCATGTATAATTTACACACATTAGCGGCAGTCGCTAAATCATTGAATATGGAGTGTACTAATGGAGATAAAACGCCAGTATCTTCCGTATCGCAACCTTTTAGTAAATTGTCTTTCCTTAAAAGGAAATTTGTGTACCACGAGAGGTACAATAAGTATATGGGCGCATTGAGCCCAGATACTATATTCAATACGTTGCAATGGTATGATAAGACCAAGGATTATGAAGTCGTTATGGAGGGTAAGGTGAAGGCTATGCAAGTAGAGAGTTACGTGCATGGAGTTCATTTTTACAACATGTACAAGCGATATATAAGCGATGCAGGTCTTAGGGATTATTTATTGCCGGATGATAGGGTTGTTGAAATATTGTTCGTCACTAGTGACTACAAATTAGTTTGTAGTTTGGCGGACAAAGATATATCATGGTTATAATTTTATTACTATGTATGTAAATAATGTAAATATTTGAAGTTTACCAAGGAATTGTTGGTATCAAGTTATAATGGAGTTGTAGTTACTCCAGCTAAGGCCAACAATTTTTATATTTAAACTACTATTCCCCATTTTGTTATATAAGGATGTAATTTTAATAACAAGTTTAGATACAATTTTAAGTAAGTACGGTACTACTTTACGTACCGCCACAGTTATAGAAACGCCTAAGGTTTTTGATAAGAGTCCCAGAGTGGATAGAAATGTCCCAGATGAGTTTAAAATGGATTTTTCTAGATTCATTCAGAAACCTTTTCTTATAACGACGCAAGAATTTAAAACTACAGACGCTAAGTTTTCAGTTATAGGTCGTTATACGTTTCCTGAAATTATTATGGACAATGCTACAGCATCCGTTCCATTTTTACATTCGTGTCTTTATAGAATAAGGACATGCGTAGCGTTACAGTTATCTGGAACCCCGAGTCATCAGGGTTGTTTGTTGGTGGCAGCGATACCCCCGGCTACTCCGGCTCCTACGAACCCTAATACGATATTGGCGGCACCTCATGTATTTTTAAATGCAAATGAAGCTACGTCCGTATGTTTAGAGGCACCTATGTTTACGCCCTCTCAACTATTGCGTACTACCAATTTTGATTCATCGGGTTCCAACAAAAATTCCACATATAATTCAGTATACGCCAATGCATTTGACATTGTTGTCTTTGTGATGAACCCACTATCAGCCTCTACGGGTGCATCTACATCTGTAACTTTGTCTATGCATGCGTTATTTGAAGAAGCTGATTTTTATGTGCCTAAGAATGGCGTCCAAAATTGGACACAACAATCCTTTATTGATGACATCAGAGGTATTCCAACTATGATTTTGGATAGAACTGCTAGTGGTTTAAAAAGTGTAGTGGGGGATGTTGTAGATATGTCTAGGAATTTAATTAAGAAATGGACAGGTTTTCACAACCCTAATGTGCCTACAATAGATCACCGCGTTATAACCGCGAGTCATAATTTTTCTAACAATGTAGACATACCTCAATTTTATGAAGTAATGGACCCACATGCCAAGTTTTCACGTATATATGATGACTTTTATTTTCGCACATCACAGGACGAGATGGATTTGCGCTATCTACTGTCCAAACCTGTGTATATTGGGACTGCTAAACTTAGTTCTAGCAAAGGCGTAGGATCTAGATTAATGTCTTACCCAATAACACCTATGGTAGAAGCATCTACGTCAGCGGGTAGTGCATCTTTAGATTGGTATTCTATGATGCGAACAATTTATGAGTGTTCTCGATTATGGAGAGGAAGTTTAAAGTTGCATGTCCAAGCTGTGTGTACTAATTTTCATTATTGTAAGTTAGTATTTTACAAGGATTACTCATGCGCTACTGGTATAACATATAATATTAGTAACGAGTTTTACCCTAAGTATGAAGATGTACATAATTTAACTTTAGACACAATAGAGTTTTCGGCAGGTGGGCAAGTTCAGACTATAGATTTGCCATATTGTGCAGTTACCAATCAGTTAGAGTGCACTAAAGATTTTATAACCAATGCTGTTTCGCACGGCATGGTACATTGTTACGTAGTTCAACCATTGGTTTATAATAATAATGTACCTACTACTGTGGAATTTAATTTCTATATTTCAGGAGGTGATGATTTAGAGTTTTCTGGGTACGACACGGATAACTTTTTAGCAGCTTCCCCTGGACCTACATCGCTAGAAGCTGCAGCATTTAATTCACCTTTAGCTGATGATTCATTGATTGATCTTAAAAGTGATAATGAAGTTATTAATATGCAACCGCAGTCAGGTATACCTACTTTCGTAGATACTGCACCTCAGGATGAGCTTTTGAATACAGTAGAGAGTTATAATGAATTTACTAAGATGTCAGTAAGACCCAATACTTCTATTAGAGATTATTTGCGGCGTATGCACCCTACTCGCACTTATACTCACACTGTCGTGGAAGGCGAAGCTGATCTTTTGTATGTTGTTAACTTGACGGAGTGCATGATGCATGATGAAGGTTTGCATGATGCTTTTTCAATGATGTCTTCTCATTATTTGGGATTGTCTGGAGGGTTGAAAGTAAAGATTAGAGTTGCTGACGGTTTGGGCTCTTCATTATTTTATGTGCCACCTAGCTCGTGTTCTACTAGAGGGGATTCACCATTTTATGTTAAGACGTTTAGCACGCTGCCGTCGGCACTAGCTGGTAATTCAGCAGCTTTATTATCCGCCGCGAAACAGTTTTTTCCGTTGGAAGATGGTAAGCTATATCCTATACCTTTAAGTGAACTGCCTGGTTGCGTGTACAATACTACTCCATTAACTCACACAGATCAGTTTGAAGTAGCTATTCCCAATTTAAACCCTCATTGTTTTGTTGGAACTTCACATAAGTGGACTAATGAGTCAGATACATTAAGTGACTCGTTAGGTTACATAGTAGTAGCCGTGAAGTTATCTGATGTAGGTACTACGGTAAAAATAGTAACATCACTTGCACTAAACGACGAAAGTCGATTAGGGTTTCAAGTGTATAATCCTAAGAAAACAGTTAATTCTTTTAAAGCTACTTTTCCCTCACCACCGCCTAACCCGCCCGGAACGCAAACGATGCGTGATTCCGTACAGACTACGTCTCCGATAGAAAATACTACTTATGGAGGCTTGCCTCTTTCATTGTTACCTCTAGGAGGCTATTATTTTTCTACCACTTAATTATTTAAGTAGGTATTGACCCTAACCAGCTGGGTGTATAAATATAAGCTGGTAATAACTAGTTAG